TTGTTTTTACGCTCTCCAGATGTGTATTTATACGGTGCTTTGACTGAGGCATACGTTTACCTGCTAGATGAGACAAGAGCAGCACAGTATGATGAAAAGTTTACTCGTGCTATAAATGAGGTGCGAATGGACGAAGAGCGTTCACATTACGGCACAGGGCCATTACAAACCAAGTCTGTCTATTTGCGGCAGAATACAGCAGCGGAGAAATAAACTATGTCTGCAATGAGTGATTATCTTGAGAATGAAATTCTCGACCATATTCTAGGAACTGGCTCATACACTATGCCATCGGCTGTGTATGTTGGTCTGTCTACAGGTTCTTTTGCTGACGATAACAGCGGCACAGAGCTTACCGGCAATGGTTATGCTCGTGTAGCAGCCACGTTTAACGCAGCGGCTTCTGGCACGGCTGACAACAGTGCGGCTGTTGAGTTTTCAGCAGCTACATCAAGCTGGGGTACAGTGAGCCACTTCGGTTTGTTTGACGCAGCAAGCTCCGGTAATCTTTTGATTCACGGAAGCTTTTCGGTTGCGAAGCTGATTGACACAGGTGACATCTTAAAGATTTCTGCTGGCGACCTAGACATTACAGCAGCGTAGGTGTAGCTGATGGCTACAAATACCCCATCCCTAGAACAGTTAACTGGTAGCATTGATGCGCTACCTAATAGCTTAGATAATCTAAATGGTCTTCCGTGGTGTAACCCCACTTTAGACCAGCTAGATGCGTGGGGTACGCTTGAGCAATTAGACGCATTTGGCTATACGCTTGATGAGTTAGGCACTGGCGATAGGCTTTGTGTCCTAATAGCAGATGCTCCGTCTGCGTCTATTGCTGTAACAACTACGGCAGAAATACAGTTCGCCATTGAAATGCCAGCAGCGGTGTCTATCTCCGCATCCGCTACGGCAGATAACACACGCATTCGTGAGATGGCAGGCTCTGTAACAGGTGCTGCTAACTTTGCCGCCGTTATAACGCCTATTAGAACAATGGACGCATCTGTAAGCGTTGCTGTAACTGATGCGGCAGAGCTTACAAGGCTTAGAACAACGTCAGCCTTAGCAGCAATATCTGCAACGACAACAGCGTCTTCAAGTCTAGTTTATTTGCTGGCAGGCACAGCTAATACAGTCGTAACGACAACCAGTGCAGCTAATGGTATATTCTCTATGGTAGGCACACCGCAGGCAGCTATAAGCGTTGTATGTGATGCAAAGCGTCTTGGTGAGGATTGGGGTGATGTAGCTTTAGGCACAGAGGTTTGGAGCGATGTTACTATTGGAAGCGAAATTTGGGGTGCTGTGACAGTAGGCAGTGAGGTTTGGGCGACACAATGATACAGTTCGGAGAATGGCTGCCAGACCAGCCAGATTATTTAAATGCCGGTGTTATTGATGCACATAATGTGATTCCTGCCTATAATGGGTATCGCAGCCTTGGCGAGTTTGTAGCTTATTCTAATAGCGCAGATAGCACTATTTTGGGCATATTTTCAGCAAAGGATAGCTCTGGCAATGTAAAGCTATTTGCTGGTGATAGCGCAAAATTATACCTGTTTAATCAAACAGGTTCTACGCTGGATGACGTTAGTTTAGCAGGTGGGTATTCCCTGCTTTCATCAGAGCGTTGGCGTTTCGTTAAGTTTGGCGAGGAAGTTATTGCGGCTGGCGGTATCGGTGAAAGCCTGCAAAAGTTTAACGTATCTACTGATAGCGCATTTAGCGTTTTGTCTACAGATGCACCAAAAGCTGACTTTATTGCGGCTGTGCGTGATTTTGTGTGGACTGCTAATATTGATGAAGGGTCTGGTCGTGTACCGTATCGATGCTACTGGTCTGGGTTTAACAACACGACATCTTGGACTGCTGGCACAGAACAGTCTGACTTCCAGGACATACCTGACGCTGGTGCGATTACAGGCTTGGTAGGGGGTGAATATGCTACCATTCTTATGGAACGAGCTATTGTTCGTGCCACATATACCGGCCCACCACTAATCTGGCAGTTCGATAAGGTTGAGACTGCTCGTGGATGTCAGGTTGCTGGTTCTGTCTGTAACATAGGACATACGGTCTTTTACCTGTCTGATGATGGTTTCTACTCATTCGATGGCTCTCAATCGCAGCCAATCGGAGCAGAAAAAATTAACCGCTGGTTCTTTGATGATTTTAACTTTGGCTACAAAGACAAGATGACCTCTGTGGTTGACCCGCAGAACCAGTTGGCTATTTGGTCATATGTCAGCAATAGTGCCATCGACACTACACCAGACCGTCTGCTCATCTATAACTATGCTTTGAACAGATGGTCATATGGCACAGTTCGCGCTGACCTGGTGGCACCATTCTTTACGGCTGCATACACCCTAGAAGGGCTAGACCAGATTTCTGCGTCTGTAGACGCTTTACCAGCATCAATGGATAGTGCGCTTTACAAGGGCGGTCAGTACCTGTTTGGCGGTGCGTTAGGTGACAAGATTCACGCATTCTCTGGTGACCCACTAGAAGGCACAATTGTAACTGGTGAAACAGGTGTCTCTACAGGAAAACATACGATTGTCACTAGAGCGTATCCTTATCACGAGGATGGCACTGTTACAGTAGCTGTTGGCCTTAGAGGCGCACATACAGACCTAGTTTCTTATACAGCAGCAGGTAGCGTAAACGAAGCTGGCTTTGTGCCGTTTAGAGCGCAAGACCGCTATCATAGAGCTAAGATGATATTGTCAGGCCAGTGGTCATACGCGCAAGGTATGGACATTGAGTCAAGGCAGGTGGGCAGACGATGACTGTTGAACAGCGTACCACTAACTTTCGCACGTTAAACCCGGTCACGGCAACGACACGAGAGATTGCCGAGGTTCTAAACCGCACGATTAACGGTGGCCTAAACAGTGTCGGATACACCACTCTAGCAAGCGGCACGACAACCACAACCGTTAGCGACCCTAGATATGGAGTGCAGAGCGTTGTGTTTTTCACCGGATACAACGAGACACTAGAACACAGTGACCCATTTGTAAAAAGCACTAGCACGAATGGGTCTATGATAATCGAACATAAAAACCACGGACACGATATAGATGTTGCCTACCTCATCATTGGATGAACTAGAAAGACTAGCTCATCATATAGAAGCCGCCCTTGCGTACTCTGGCGATACGCATAGCCTTTTACACGTTGTAGATGCTATAAAGGACGGTAGCGCACAGTTTTTTCCACTTGAAAATTCTGTTATAGTGACTGAAGTAGTTGACTACCCGCAAAAGATTGTTTGCCGAATATGGTTAGCAGGCGGTGATATGGAAGAGCTTATAGAGGCTGAAAAAAGCATTGTTGAATGGGCTAGAGGCCACGGATGCAATGCAATGGAAATCATCGGGCGCAAAGGCTGGGAACGCCAGTTAAAGGATTATAACGCAGCGTCAACTGTACTGATAAAGGAAATATGAGATGAGCAAAGGCGGCGGTGGCAGCACAAGAACAATTAATACAATGGTAGACCCACCAGAGTATGCAAAGCCATTCCTTGAGTATGGACTTTCTCAAGCAAAAGATTTGTATGGCTCTGCCCAGCCTCAGTATTATCCTGGTCAGACAACCGTAGGCTTTTCACCAGAGTCTGAGATGGCTCTGTCAGGCATTCGCCAGCAAGCTATCACTGGTAGCCCATTCATCAAGGGCGTACAAGATGTTGTGATGCAGAACCTAATGGGTACTAATCCGCTACAGTCTGCTGCATTCCGTCCGGTTGTTGAACAGGTACAAGCACAAGCATCAAAAGCAGGTCGTTACGGCTCAGGATACCAGCAGGCAGCACTTGGTCAAGCATTGGCACCAATGGCGTTGCAAGCACAACAACAAGCGATTGCACAGGCTCCGCAAGCTCGTGAGTTTGGTATGGCCGACCTAATGAGCCTGGCGCAAGTTGGCGGTGCAAGAGAAGCACAGTCACAGACAGAGCTTGCAGCAGATATCGAACGGTTCCAGTTTGAGCAGAACCGTCAGCAGCAGAAGCTCCGTGATTATATGGCTACGGTTGCTGGTGGTACTGTCGGCAGTGAGCAGATTACGCCGCAGTTTAGAAACCCGACAGCAGACTTCCTTGGTTTGGCTACACAGGGCGTTGGTCTTGCTAGTCAGCTTGGCCTACTTGGCGCATAGGAGAGCTTGATGGACACTAGAGACCTGCTAAACCTAAGACGAATGGCTCTTTCTGGTGCTACTCGTAAACCAGCAATTTCTGCTTTTTTGGACGCAGATGCCAGAACAGGCCAAGCCCCACAGCAGACAGTACAGCAAACACCTGGCTCTGTAGTAGAGAA